TGGTTGTTGATCTTCTACAAATAATATTTCAAAAAAACTATTCATCAAAGGAAGATATATAATATCACCTTCATTAGGTCTTCCTTCTTTTACAAGTGTTGCTTTTTGATCTACTAATAATTCAAATCTTCTTTTAGAAATCATAAAAGTAGTATCTTCTCTAATTTCTAGTCCAAACTTATTAATTAATTCTTGTTGACCAGCAAAACCCTCCGCCGTTTCAAAGTATGCTTCTATTGGAAATGCATCACCAAATCTACTTGCAACATCTTCACCTAATATAATGTCTTTATTTACAATTGATCTTGGTAAGTAATATACCATATGACCATATTGTCTTAAACCTTCTATGATTAAATCTTCGTGTAATCTTTGTTCGGCTGTGTTTCCTATGCCGTTACCGTTTTGAAAATAATGGTTAACTGGCATATCATTATCCTACCATTATTGCTGGTGCAGTTTCGTATGTATCTCTGATTTCTTTTTCTAATTTTTCAATATCAGCCTCAGCTTCTTGCATAATTTTTGTTCCGTTTAAAGTTACATTACCTATCATAGTAACGCCATCAAACTTACTCAAATTTTGTCCCCATTGTTTTTTAATTAAGGCAGTTGTATATCTTTTCAACCATATATCATTAAATACATCAGTATATGTTGCTGGATCTAATTTTCTATAACAATCTATAATTAAAAACTCATCTTCAGTCAAATCATTAGTCCAATCCATATCAATATATAATCTATTATCGTGTTGTTGAAATCTTATTGGTTTCTTACCTACTAAAATCTGGTCTAAAAAGTCCAAATGTCTTAAAACCATATCATAGTTTATAACTGATGTAGAAGCAAAATCATATAAATCGTTTAATCTTAATTGGTATCTAACATCAAACATATTCATATTGGCTTTATCAGAAAAAGAAAAAATGTTTGTGACTGCTAAAACAGTATCAGGTACAGATAGATAATTGTTTTGCTCGTACCAAGTAGTTGTGTTGCCTGATGCTATATCAGTGGCAACTTCTGATGATTGTGTAGGATTTTTTAATCTTAATTTGTCGGCAGCTGTTAATTTATATTTTAGATATGTTCTTCTTATACCCTCATAGTGAAATTGAGCATAAAATTGTAACGCCTCGTCAAGTCGGTCTTCTAGTTGGTCATTGTCAACGTTAATTTCAATGACAGGTTTTCCTAGTCTTCGTAAAGCGTATTGTTTTAATGTTTCTCTAGTATTAGGGTTTGCCATTCACCATATTCCTTTTATAATGAGATGAAGAAATATGGATTAACCTAATGCGATAGCTTGTGCGATAGCGAAAGGTTTAGTAGAAACATCAGCACCATTTACTTGAAGTGAACCTGTTACGTTCAAAGCTGAACCTTCAATGTATGTTTGTATATCACTTGCTAGTACATATTTTTCAGTACCACCATCTGAAATAGCAAATTTATCACCATCTACAAGTGTTGTTCCTGACCCATCGGTCATTCCATCTATGTTTAGAACAGCCTCAACATTTCCAAATTCCAATGCTGTTGCACCCGAATTTACTTTTAATACCTGACCTGCTGTTCCTAAACTTAAAGAGGCACCTAGACCACCGTAAGCTAAACCTACAAATTCACCTGATTGAAATTCCGCTAATCCTGTAGCGTTTCCATCTCCATCAAAGACTGTTCTTATTGGTACTTTTGCTGCCATAATTCTTCTATTCTCCTATCTCTATTTATAATGTTTTTGTCCTTAAAACTCAAATAAAGTTACTCCAGTTTGATTGCTACCATTTGCTAAAGTAAATGTTTGATTTTGAGTAAATACTGTAGATGTTGTACCTGCTGAAAACTTAAATGATCTAGCGGCCGTAACTAATCCACCAGCATTTGTGAAAAATGGTACATTTCTAACAGCAGCACCTGTAGCCGCATCAGCGGATGCTATACTATCTTCTCCAACTTTTGATCCTGTTGGTAAAGTGGCACCTGTAGCCGAAATTAAAATTTGTCCTGTTCCATCACCAGAGATAGTTGCACCACCAATATCTATCGTATTGCCTGATAAGTATAAATCTCTCCATCTTCTATTTGGTGAACCTAAATCATATGTAATATTATTTAATGGTTCTAAATTTGAAATAAATCTACCATTAACAGTAATTGTATCTTCGGTAGAGTCACCTGAATTAACTCCTAAAGTAACATTACCTCTTAATGTAGAAGCGCCAGAAACATCTAAAGCTCCTGTTGCTGTAACATCAGCCGCTCTAATATTAGCATTTGTTATTGATAAATTACCTGTACTTGAACCAGTAAATGTACCTGTTCCAAATACTACTTCATCTTCCGACTCATCATATCCTAAAAATACATTATTGTCGTCACCTCTTTCAATAATAATACCAGCGTCACCTGTAGCTGAACCTGTACGACCATTTCCTAATTCAAGCAATTGATCTGAAACTGTTGTATTAGTTGTTGAAACTGTTGTGGTTGTTCCATTTACAGTTAGATTTCCTGTTACTGTTAAATCATTACCTATTGTAACATCATTCGGTAATCCTATTGTAATCGTGTTGTCGGTAACAGCAGTTTCTATTTCATTTGCTGTACCAGAAATTGTTAGTGTATCTCCTGTATTAAATGTATCAGGTGTTCCACTATCAGCGTCAAGTGTAAATGATGTACTAATAGCAGCTGTACTTAAAGATGTAATTCTTCCTTGTTGATCTACAGTTATTTGAGGTACCGCTGTTGACGAACCATATGAACCTGGAGTTACTGCAGTGTCATCTAAATCAAAAGTAATAGTATCTTGGACAATACTACTTGTTAAACCAGTTCCACCTTTAACTGTAAGTGTATCTGTTAAAAGAGATATTGTTGCATTAGTTGAACTATCATCTGCAACTGTTAAGTTTGTTGCAACTGAAGTTGTACTAGCAGCAGTTAATCTACCTTGAGCATCAACAGTAAATGTAGGTATTTCTGTTGCTGAACCATAACTTCCAGCAGAAACAGCTGTATCATCTAACGTAACCGTTATTGTATTTGTTGCACCTGATGTACTAATACCTGTTCCACCAGAAACTGTAAGTGACTCACTATCTAAATCTATTGATAATGCTCCACCAGTGTCAGCTGAAAAATCTAAATCTTGTGCTGTAACTTGACTGTCAACATAAGTTTTAATTGCTTTTGCTGAAGCAAGAGTATTATCACTAGCAGATACACTTGTTAAATCAGTATCTAAAACGCCAGAAGCAAAATCAGCAACTTCTAAATTTGTAATAGAGTTACCTGTACCATTTGCGTCAAATGTTTTATTTGTTAAAGTATCGGTACTGTCAGCAAGTATATAAGATTGTAAATCTGAAATATCTGCCTCAACAACTGTGATTGTGTTAGAAGCAGTATTAATTGTTTTACCCGTTAGTGTATCAGTCGTATCTCTACCAACTAATGTATCAGTTGATGTAGGTAATGTTAACGTACCTGTATTTGAGATTGATGAAATAACAGGAGTTGTTAATGTTTTATTTGTTAAGGTTTGTGTAGAAGTTAATAATACTATATCACTTGTATTTGATAAATCTGTTGAAGCAATAGTTATATCAGCACTACCATTAAATGATTGACCAGCGATTGTTCTTGCTGTTTCTAAAGTGGTTGCCGTATCAGCATTACCTGTTACATCACCTGTTACGTTACCAGTGACATTACCTGTTACGTTACCTGTTAAATCACCTGTTACGTTACCAGTGACATTACCTGTTACGTTACCTGTTAAAGCACCTTCAAATGTTCCAGCAACAAATGTTTCTGAACCGACAGTCCACTTATCAGTTGTTTCGTTCCATATTAATGTTTTATTTGCATCATCACCACGTTCTATTTCAATACCACCATTTTCTGAAGCAGAACCTGTAGCGTTAGAATTTAAAAGAATTGTATTGTCAGCTAAATTAATGGTTTCTGTATTAATAGTTGTTGTTGTGCCACTTACTGTTAAGTTACCAGAAATTGTTACATTACCAGAACCATCTTGTGTTACAAAATTTGCGTCTGATAATGCTGAATTAAATTCAGCAGTTGTACCAGTTAAAGTACCTTCTGATAAATCTAAAGTTAATGTGTTTGAAGCACTATCTATTGTTTTGTTTGTTAATATATCATTTGAATTTTCTGTAACGATAGAACCATCAACAGCAATTGTTAATGTATCACCGCTTAATGTTGCTGTAACACCACCACTACCTGCTATTTTTAATGTTTCACCTAAAGAAATAGTTGTTGATGTAGATGAAGTATCTACAAGTGTGAAACCTGAATTAGTTAAATACGAATTTCCAATAGTATCACCTGATTGATATTCAGCTATACCTGTAGGAGTACCGTCTGTAAATACTAGTCTTATTGGTGTTTTTTCTGCCATATTTTATTAAAATAGATAAGCTGGATTATTGTCATCATAGTTTGATGATGATGTAATCGCAGGCGAACCTAAACCTCCTGAATTAGTATAAACTTCTGTAAAATTTTTTGCTTCTGTATTTATTCTAAAAACAAATCCAGCAGCAGCTGTAGATAATCCACCTGAATTAGTAAATATATCTACTTGTTTTTTCGGTTTACCAGATAAAAACAAATCTGTAAAACTATTCGTACTTGAACCAATACTATAAGCATTATCAGTATCAGGTAATAAATTAGCACTAACACTTGAAAAATTAGAATTGTTAGCTATTTCAACAATGTCATTACCATTACGTTGATATATTTTTTTATCAGTAATGTTAACAGCAACTTCACCATCTGCCAAATCACTTGTAGTTGGTATTGAAGAAGCTGTTGTACTTCTTTTTAATTTAATTACAGCTGCCACTATAATCTCCTAATTATTATGCGTATGTTCCGCCGTCAATTTCAGTAACAGTAACAACACCTGTTGTAACTGTAAAGTTATCTGAACTAAATGAAGCAACACCTTTATTTGATGTACTTGCTAATTCAGCAGTGATTGTTAAAGTATCACCTGATTGTGAAGTATCAATACCCTCACCACCAGTTACAGTTAATGTATCACCTAAATCAATATCATTATTACCACTATCTGTAGTAACATTAATTATACTGTTTGCTAATTCACTATTTGATATTTCGCCACTCGCAAGAGTTACTGATTTACCAGATAAATCTAATGTGTTTGCTAATTTAGCAGCAGTAACATTTAAGTCAGTAATTTTCGCAGTTGTTACAGCGTCATTAGCCAAATGTTGAGTATCAATACCACCATCTACAACATTTAATGCATCTGATGTTACTTCGATAGTTGTTCCATCAACTCTTACATCTAAAGTATTTCCAGTTTTTAATAACGCATCACCAGCAGAGATTTGACCTGCGCCAGAGAATTGTGCAACTGTAATATTAGTTGAACCTAGTGTAGGTGTTCCGTTATGTGTAAATACATAACCGTTATCAGCATTAGCTGTACCTTCTTCAACGAATACAAAAGCACCACCTGTAATTTCAATCGCTTCATCACCATCTGGTGTTCTTGTTAATACATAAGCACTTGAACCATCTCCAACTGTTGTAACTCTATATAAACCGTTTTGAACAGCGTCTGACTGATCTTTTAATAATACTCTATCGTTTGTTGATGGAGTTT